TCCTTTGTCATCTTCTACAAAAGACTTAGATGCATTTGAGCGGGTTAGCCATATTCTTAATGAATAATTATAGATCGCGGCCATTCCACCTGGGGTAAAGTAAGGATCCAATTTTGCTTCCCAAATATTAGAGGTAATCTTAGTCTTTAACTGATTAAGAATAAGAAATGTTGATTGTGAGTCACCAATAGGCTGAACAAGTTTGGCCAAACCTTTAGACAACACTCTTGGGCGCACTGCCATTGATGACTGAGGATTGTAATCTCCTTCAACATCTGCCTTTGACGGAGTGTTTGCTAGAGAGTCCCAAATAAAAAGAAATTTTTCACCTGTTGCCAAGCAATTTTCAATCATTTCTAATACTTGTTCGACCCATTGTGCTTGCATATAAATAACACCATTTTCTGATGTAATGTCGCATCCAGAGTTCTCCAGAAACGCAGGATCTTGTGCGTTTTCTGAGTCAAAATAAACAACTTTGATTCCTGATTTTTGTGCGTTTGCAGCGATTTGTGCGGCCATATAAGATTTACCAGAAGCACTTAAACCTGCAATTTCTGTAATTTTTCCTACTGGGATTCCAGCGAGTTTTCCTCGACAAATAATAGAATCAAGATACCTTGATCCTGTTGAAATCCACTCTTTAACTTCTGTTGGATTTTCTGCTTCTAATGTGTGGGCAATATTTCTACCCGCTTTTTTATTTAACATCTTCGCAATATCGGAAGATGATATTTTTCCTGTCATATATTATTTTTCTCCTAATATTATTTTTTATTTTATTCATTTCATTTATTTTAAAAAAAAAGACCACCATCAAATTTATGACAGTGGTCTTTCGATTATTATATATATCTTACTTGCTTTTGTTAAGCAGATAATTCTTGAATTGCTGCATCAACACTACTAATCACTGATGTGTCATCAATAGGGCCGGTTGAAGGACTTAGAAAAGTCTCCAAGATAGCCTTTAAGTCAGCGGTTGATTTTTGTTGAAATTGTTCTTCGATTCCTGGAACGCTTTCAAGCAATGCTGCAATTTCATCTTTTGATGCCAAAAGATTAGAAGACTTGCGCTTAGGTGTTAAATTTGTTTGTGGAAAAGCGCCCTTCGTTTTAGGAAGTGTGTAGGTAAGAGTAAGATCAACTCCATTGTCTACATCTGTAATGTCACCATAATCTGGGTTCAATACTAGACCGAGAAGATTCTCGTAAATAGTTTTTCCATATCCCCAAATACGAACTCCTGCGTCCTCTTCGCCTCGTACAATCACTGGTGAAAAGAAGCGCTGTCGAACGAAAAGATTTTTTGCCATCTTTTTGCTTTCACTAGACTCCTCCTGCCAGAGGGAACTTGCAAATTCACAAATAGGGCAATGCTCTCCAAATTGTCGTTTTGGGCACAATACGCCACCCCTTGCAGCCTCTCCCAAATTATAATGGAAATGGAAAACTTTAAACGGATCTCCATCTGCCGTTGGTACAATACGAATATCTTGATCACCTTCTGTAGGTTTCCAAAACACGTTATCCTTCTTTGATTTTCCGCCACCTTCAAGTTCTTGAAGTTTCGCTTTCATTTTAGCCAAATCTAATGCCATAATTTAATCTCCTTGTTTTAAGGTAAGGTCAGCAAATATCCTGACCCTCCAAATTTATTGTTGTATTATTGACGTGCTGTGAATACAATACAAATAATTTTGTTTATATTCAGTTTCATACACGCCATACGTTACTCTTTTAGCAACTTCTTTTTTTTCATTAATATTGTTTTTTACTTCCGATAAAAGATTATTGTTTGTTTCAATTTCTCCTTTATCGAAGGCATAATAATAATCTATATCAGAAACATTGTCAAGAGAAAAAAACATTTTTTCTTCATTTGTCTCTGGATCACAAACCCCTATTGTGGATATTCTTACACCATCAGGTTTTTTATCAAATGTGCTGACTAATGGAGTCGTATTTTTATAAACATTAATCATATGCAACGTTGAAGCTATTGTTTGATTAATTCCTGACTCGTATTCCTTAATTGTTAGACCACCAAGAATTCTATCTATTTCTGAATTTGAAACTAATATTAGATTATTAAATAATCCTGAACGGGAATATTCTTGAAGGATCCCATATGTCATTCTTTCCAAGGTTGCTTGGGTGTCGCTTAGTTGTGTTAACTCTGGTCTTACATAAAGCACTGTTATTTTATTTTTCTTTATCGCTTCTAAGATGCGAAGAGCGCACGAACTAACTTTTCCACCACCAGACATTACAAAAAGTACATCACCGCTGACATTCTTTAAAAATGCACGTGGTGATGGCATTTTTTGTTCATAATCTTCTAATTTTTCAACCTCTTTAAGTGGAAAGCTATACTTGGTCTTTTTAAGACCAACGTCAAATTTATAGCAAGAATATTGAGGATATTTGGACAGAAGATCCACAATGTTGCATCCTGCATTTCCTAGGCCAATCGCTGTTGTCATTTTATCTCCATCATGTTTCCGAAATTTAGTCCTATACTTTTATTGACCTTAAAAGTGCCAAGATCTGTTTCTTGGAAAACTTTTATAATCTCTGGTAGTAAATGCTTCTCTTCGTTTGAAAAATCTATTAAAATACTATCATGAATAAGACCAGTAATTTTTGTTCTTTTTCCTTTTAGCAACTTATTAATTTCTATTGCCCTGCGAAGAAATATATCAGATGCTGTGCTTTGAATCAAGAAATTAATTGCATGAAACTTATCACACTTAATTTTTCTTCCAAATGGATTATGTATATATTCTCCATCAAAATATTTTTCTAATAAATTATCACGATCATAAGCTGTGTTAGATAGCATGTCTTTTGATTCTAAATTGTAAAGCCAAGCGAATATTCTTTTTTTTGCTTCTTCACGGTTAATAGTGTTCTTGTATACATTTTTTACATTCCATGCATGTATATCTCCTTCGGGTTGTTCAAGGCCGCTTAATCCCAAAAGACATCTTAATTCGGCACCATTAAAATCAAGCTCAAGAAAGAAATCATTATTTGGAGTAATAATTGATCGATAGTCCTTATCAAGTGTTAGCATAGGAAACGATCCTTTCTTAGTCGTTAGTCTTCCTGTGACTGTTCCAAATAAATTGTAAGAGATATTTCTTGAGGTTCTTTTTAGTTTATCTTTGAACCTTCTTACTTTATATTTGTGCATTTGATTGTTTAGAGCTGATATATTTAAGTTTAATTTATTTTGCTCGATATCAACCAACATTTTTCTTAGTGATAAAAGAAAATCATAGTTTTTCGGCTTTTCAAAGTTATCTAATATATATTCAGTTATTTCACATTTAGTACCAAAGAACTCTAAAAGGAATGTTTCAGGAACTAAATCATAGAAGCAATAATCAGAAGCTTTTACTTGCGCTTTTCTAAAAGACTTTATAAATGATTTATGTTTTTCTTTTGCTGTTTCCCACTTATCTTTTAGGTGTGAAGGACATATTTCATCTATAGATTTTCCTTGTAAATATAAGTTTGCATATTGTATTTGATCATTATTATGATCCATGTTATAATCCCAAGAACCTGTGAGATTAGAATATTCTGGATCATTTATTATTTTATTATTTACAATAATTGATTTGCAATTTTGTTTTATGTCTATAGAGTGAAAGATCATGATCTTGATTGTATCAGATTGATCAAGGGCTGTCAATTGTATTTTATAAATTCGTCAGTCAAATATTTTAGTGCAGTTTCTTCACCCTTAGAGTTAAATAACGTGATTGTCGTATAAAGTATCTTATTAAACACATCAGGCTTAATTTTGTCTTTCATTTCTAGCCTTTTTATTTCAGCGTAGGTTTTAATCCAAAAGCGCCTATCAGGATATTTTTGCTCTATGATTCTTTTAGAGATCTGCTCTCTTTGCAGTGTTCTTCTTTTTGTTCTGGGTGTATTAGTTCCACATTTTACTTCTTCTGTTATAAAAACAGTCGGTCGGCTAGAAGAATAAGAATAATAAAATTGTAATAACAATTCTTTAATCATATCAATA